TCTTATTGATAATTAAGAGGGATTTATAAAATGGAAGTGCAAACCTTAATCAACACTCTTTTCGGCTTGAGTGCTTTCTTCGGAGGTGTCTGGGTCAGAGGAATAGCTCAGGCCATGACTGAACTCAAGAAAGCAGACGTAGAATTGGCGGACAAAGTACAAAGAATAGAGGTTCTAGTCGCAGGGGACTATGTTCGCAGAGAAGAATTGGAGAAATTGAGCAACGCCCTATTCTCGAAATTGGACAGAATCGAACAAAAATTGGACATGAAGGCAGACAAATGATTTCTAAACCTCAATATCTCGGTCCGTACGCCAAATCAAAAGATTTGACTCCAGCGCGCCTTGCTAATTGCGACCGCCTTTTAACTGCTGTAAATAGGTTAATGCAGTTTTGCCAGTCACACGGCATTGAGTTCAAGATTAACCCTAAAACTGGTTCTCAGATCAGCGGCGAAGGTAACGGCGGCTTTAGACCGCAGTCGTGTACTATTGGCGCGCCAAATTCAGCGCACAAAGAAGCATTGGCTGTTGATATTTATGATCCAGTTGGCGAGATAGATACGTTTTTGTTGACAAATCCTGAGGCACAGAACTTAGCTAGAGAACTTGGTTTTTACTTCGAGCATCCATCAGCTACAGTTGGTTGGTCGCATTGGGGTCTCGTTCCGAAGTCGCGCATGTTTTTTTATCCATGAAGGAGGCAGCAATGAAAGACATCATGTATGGCGCTTTGAAAAGTAAGACAATTTGGTTTAATCTGCTAGTAGCTTTGATGGGTTCTGGAGAAGCTGCGTTTGGGTTTTTACAACCGTACATCCCAGGAAATGTATATGGTTGGGGGATGGCGGTTCTAGTGGTTGGAAACGCAATTCTTCGTGTTGTTACTACACAGCCATTGTCTGATAAATGATGAGAACCTCACATGCCGAGCGTCCGAATTGCAAGTTTTGTGTTTCTTATAGGAATTGTTTTTGGATTCGCTGGTGGGGCGTATTTTGTCAAGACTCTGTGGGTATCAGAAAAATTGATGCTGGAGGAAGAAAAAGCAGCTTTTTTGAAGCAAACATCAGCGAAAATCGCTCAGTTAGAGATGGAGAAATCAAAGAATGAAGAAATCATACGCGGTTTTAGCGCTACCCATAATCCTGTGCGGGTGCAGTTGCCACGAAGCGATTGTAAAAGATTTGCAGGTACCGCCGGAAGTGTTCAAGAAACTGCCAGAGACGAATCACTTCCAAACCCAGCACAACAAGCGTTTGATAGATATGCAAAAGGAACTGGAGATGACGCCCTCGAAGCAGACCTCGCAATAAACGACTGTCGTGTAATGCAGAGTTTTCTGCTGGAAGTGATGCAACGTAAGTAGACACACATCTTTATTCGTGGTGTAATAATCATATTCTTACGGTGGGGCTTTCATGGTCGGCGCTATACGATTTTTGAGTAACGCAGAACTGGACGCGGCGAAGGCGTCTAGCGAAGCCGTTTCTAAAGCAAATGACTTACCGCACATTACTGCCTTGGCAAAGCATGTATTGAACTGCTGGGAAGAGGCCAGACGTGCGAAAGCTCTGATTACACCCAGAATTTTGGCCGCGCAACGGGCCAGGATGGGGCAATACGAACCGGACGTGTTGGCCGAAATAACCAAATTCGGGGGGTCACAGGAGTATGCGCGCATTACGGCGAACAAGTGCAGAATCGCCGAATCTTGGCTACGCGACGTATTCATTGGACAGACAGAAAAACCGTGGACACTCACACCTACACCCGTGCCGGACCTTCCTGACGAAGTAATCAAAAACGTAAAGGCCCAGGTATCTGCTGAGTTTGCTACACAGTTTGCGAAAACAGGTGTACCGGCGTCGCCAGAAATCGTAGCAGCTAGAGAAGCAGAGTTACAAGATGCTGAACTCCAGCGTATACAGGAATCAGCCAGGGAAAGCGCGGCAAGAATGGAGAGAGTCATCAACGACCAGCTAATGCAGGGGGGCTGGGTAACCGCGATGGGGGAATTTTTGAGTGATATGGTTACTTTTCCCGCAGCGCATCTAAAGGCCCCAGTAATAAGGAAACGTCCGCAACTGAAATGGAGTAGTAACGGTGGAGTGTGGATGCCTGTAGTTGAAGAATCGGTGGTGCCTGAATTTGAACGTGTTGATCCGCTGAGATGTTATCCAGCGCCTGGTGCTACTAGCCCGCAAGAAGGATACTTCATCGAACATATAAGTCTGTCACGTAGCGACCTTTATTCCATGATTGGAGTCGAGGGGTTTGATGAAGCGGCGATTCGTGAAGTATTGGATGAGTATGGCCGTGGCGGGTTGGTTGACTGGATAACGCATTCTGATTACTCCGCTAGGTCTGTCATCAATGGAGAACTATATCCAGCGTCAAGTTCTAACAATGTGACTATTGACGCGCTCGAATATCACGGTCCGGTTCAAGGTCGTCAACTTATCGAGTGGGGGTTGCCGTCAGATGAAATTGAAGACCCCGCCGCTGACTATGAAGCTCAGGTGTGGCTGGTGGGTCGTTGGGTCATTAAAGCTCAGTTGAACGCTGATCCGCTGAAGCGGCGTCCGTATTACAAAACGTCATACGAAGAAGTGCCTGGGGCGTATTGGGGTCTAGGTTTGGTAGATATTTTGGCGGATGTTCAAGGTGTAGCCAATGCGGCGCTGCGTGCGTTGGTAAACAATATGGCGTTGGGGTCTGGCCCGCAGATCGGGGTTAATGTAGATCGTCTACCGCCCGGTGAAGACCTCACCAATATTCATCCGCTGAGGATTTGGCAGTTTGGCGAAAGTCAAACCGGGTCAAACTCCAAAGCCATCGAGTTTTTCCAACCAGAATCCAATGTTGCGGAAACGTTGGCTGTGATAGAGAAAGCATACCAACTTGCTGATGATTTCAGCTTGATTCCTAGATATATGTCTGGAGCCCCCGCTGGCGGCGCTGGGCGTACTGCTTCTGGATTGAGTATGCTAATGGAGGCTGCCAATAAGGGGCTCAAAGGTGTGGTATCCAATATTGATGTGAAAATCATCACACCAATGCTGGAGGCTATGTTCAATTACAACATGCTCTATAACAAGGATCAGTCCATAAAAGGTGACGTGCAAATCGTAGCCAGAGGTGCTATGTCGTTGATGCAATTGGAAGCACTCCAGTTGCGCCGTAATGAGTTCCTGCTTGCGACTAACAACCCCGTTGACAATCAGATTACTGGCCTCGATGGTAGGGCTGAGGTTCTGCGTGAGGTTGCAAAAGGACTACAAATGGATGTCAATCGGATCATACCGCAGCGCGGGGCTTTGCAGAATCAGAACCCTGCCCAATCAGAACCCCAGCCCGCTATGCGCAGTAGTGGGATGTCTATTGGAAGCGGGCAAGAGTTGCTGAACGGCGCGCCTGTGGTAGATAATTTTTCAAAGAATGGCTTAACGCCAGTTTAAGTAGTTGATTTTTTTAAAAGGAGATATAAAATGGCAACAATGAGCAAAATGCAAATGGGCAAAATGCACAACGTCAAGACCGAGAAAAGGGAATCCAAGCGCACAGAAATGGCGGAGCCTAAGTCCTTCGAAAAGAAGGAAAAGAAATTGGGCGTAGAGAAATTTAAGTGCGGCGGCAAAGTGAAACGGAAGTGATTTTGTCATGGTGAGACCAGACAGGAAAGTCTTCGAATCTGCTGCGCGTATAGGGTTTAACGAGAAACCGTTCGTTGACTTTATTGATGCGGCTTTGACTGAGGCTACAACCGGTCTCATCAATCAGGTTGATGAAGTTCAACTGCGTATTCTACAGGGGCGTGCGCAGGTGTTGAATGAGTTGAAGAAACTCATTAGGGAGTCCCCTGAATTGTTGAGAAAAGCGTGAAAGTAACATCGGCCATCTGCTGAAAAGTTACGAGTAATGGCATCAAAGGAGAAAGAAATGGCACACCCAAAGAAAGCTGGTCAAGAAGCAGATCGTTTGATTGCTGAACAATCTCGGTTATTAGCCGAACAAGAACGAGTTCGTGCGGAACTTGCTGGAAAAACTATCCCCAGTGAAGCAATCGAAACGCCCGCGCAGCCAGAAGTAGAGCAAAAGGCTGACGCAGGAGAACCTAATCAGCGTACGGTGGAAGCCAACCAAAAACTTGATGTCAGTAATCAACAGGTTCAACAATCCAAGGCAGAACCGGAGTTTTCTGAAATCAAGGAGTTGAAAGAGCAAGTACGAATAGCCAATCAGCGTTGGAATGTCCTCCAAGGGATGATTAACAAGAAGGATGAGGAAATCGAGCAACTGCGAACTTTGCTGGCACAGTTGAGTCAAAAGAGCGACTCAGCTGACCAAGAAACTAAGCAGCATTCGAACCAGTCCAGCGTCGTTACAGCCCAGGACATAGAGGATTACGGCCAAGACCTCGTAGATTTGATTATCAAAGTAGCCAAGAATACAGTGGCTAACGAGGTGGCCAATATCAACGCCAATATAGAACGGCAACTCAAAGATATTCGCGGAACAGTGAACACGGTACGTGACGCTACTTCGCGTACTGCGTTTGATGTTTTCAACGAAAATCTGACGAGGCGCGTACCTAACTGGGAGTCTCTCAACGTTGACCCCGCCTTCCTGGAATGGCTGAACGTCGTAGATGATTTCACAGGCAAAAAGCGCATCGACTTGCTCAATGAGGCATATTCGCGTATGGATTTGGGGCGTACCGCGAGATTTTTCGAGCGGTTCATCGAAGAGACATCTACTCAAAAACCGGCCAAGAGTACGGATTCGAACGTAGAAAAGCTCATTTCCCCCAAAAAATCCAATGCGTCTGTGCCCGTTTCGCAGTCTGATCGTGGCGGCAAAATCTGGACTACCGACGAAATCAAAAAACTGTACGCGGACTACCGCGCCGGAAAATTGTCTCACGACGAGTTTACACGCTTGGAGCGCGACCTGTTCAAAGCTCAATCAGATAATCGCATTGCATCGTAATTTTAAGCAGAAGGAGAAATAATCATGGCCTATCCTGTTGCACCCGGTAGTGTTTCGTACTCCGGTTCTTTCATTCCGCAGATTTGGTCTGGTAAATTGGTGGAGAAATTCTATGCCAATACCGTGTTGGCAGAAATTTCCAACACCGACTACGAAGGCGAAATCAAAGCCCAGGGCGACCTGGTGAAGATTCGTACTATCCCCGACATCAACATCAATGATTATGTTGCGGGTAGTGACCTGTCCTTGCAACGCCCGACTTCCAATGTCGTTGAGCTTCTCATCGACAAAGGCAAGTCCTGGTCGCTCATCGTCGACAATGTCATGGAAATTCAGTCTGATATTGACTTGATGAACAAGTGGTCTGATGCGGCTTCTCAGCAATTGAAAGTTGCTATCGACCGTGATGTGCTGGGCACCATTGTGCCGACGTTCTCCCCCGACAATATGGGGGCCACGGCTGGTGTTGTGTCTCATAACATTAACCTTGGCGCGACTGGTACCCCGTTGGGCTTGACTGCGTTGAACGTCATCAACACTCTGGTTGATCTGAACGAAGTGTTGTCTCAACAAAACGTACCCGAGCAAGACCGCTTCTTCGTGGTTCCGCTGTGGGTAGCTTCGCTCATCAAGAAATCTGATCTGAAGAACGCATCCATTTCTGGTGACAACGTGTCGATCATGCGGAATGGGCGTATCGGCCAGATTGATGGCGCGACGATCTACACTAGCAATTTGCTGCCGCAGGTGGTAGATGGTGCCAATAATTGTAGTTACATCATTGCCGGTAACAAGTCTGGGCTGACCTTCGCCAGCCAGATTGTGCGTGTAGACAATCCGTTCCCGGCGCAGAATACGTTTGGTGACATTATGCGTGGTCTGCAAGTGTACGGTTTCAAGGTGATTAACCCCGTGGCCTTGGCCGCTGCGTATGTCTACAAAATGTAATTGATAATAGAGTCCGTGGGGGGCTACGCCCCCCACAATTATTCAAGGAGATTGAATCATGGCAATTTTTACTACTTACACGAACGGTTCCAGCATCGCAGCTACGTCTGGCGGTAGTTATACCGGTGCTCCGTCGCGTACTGTAATTTCTAATGTTTTTGACGCCCACCAACGTAACCTGGCGGCTGGCGACGTTGCGACCGTTCTGAATATTCCCGCGGGCACTTTTGTTGAAGCTGTCGTAGTTGAGATCGTGACTTCGGAAGTTACCGCCGCTCAAACCGTGTCTGTGGGCGACTCGGTGGCCCCCACTGGCTGGGTGAACGCTGTTAGTTCTTCTGCCCCCGCTGGCACCAAGTATCTTGGCGCTGGCACTCTGGCTACCGCCGGAAAGCTGTACACTACTGATAGCACCGTCAACGTGGTGATGCCAGCGGGTATGGTGGCCACCACTTTGAAGATCAAAGTAAGCGCTGTTTGTACCATCGTGTAATGGAAGAAGGATTGGGGGCGTAGCCCCCAATCCCATTCAAAATTAGGAGACTCGAATGGCTAAATTGCTACGCCACAAAGAAACAGGTGTTTTGTTTCCGTATCATCCGTTGTTTGCAAAAAATGCGGAATTGGAGTTAGTGGAAGATGATCCGGTGAAACAGGTTTTGTCAGAGGTAAAGAGCGAAGCTGGTAAGGACGATTCCTCGCTGTCGGATGTACTGTGGGACGACCCCCTGTTGTCCCCCCGCAAAACTGCGAAAATGAAGGCTAAATAATGACTGGCCAAGAGCTTTTGGACTATGTACGAACCGACATTCTCAGGGATACGGCGACGCCGTATCTGTGGTCGGATGACCTCATATTTCGTATGTTGAACGAAGCTCAAAATATTTTCGCGAGAAACACTTACATTTTGCTGAGTAATTCTGAAACGATTGATATTACGGCAGGTACATCAGAATATCAGTTGCCAGCTACGGTGCTCAAAGTTTTGAGTGCTGCATTGAGTGGGACTGCGTACGATCTCATGGATTACACTCATAGGCGTTTACCTAACAGTGTTTCTTCACTTTCTGGTACGCCGCGTATTTTTACATGCGACGAGGCTTCTAACATTATTCGTTTCTACCCAGTACCAAATGCGGCGTATACGGTTGTGTTGAGAGTGGCAATGCTACCAATGACGCAAATTACAGCCGATACATCGCCGGAAATACCTAGCGTGTACCATACTGATTTGGCTGAGTATGTTGCGTGGAGATTGCTGCAAAGCAATGACGTTGATGGAGAATCCGTTGGCGCGGCGGATCGTCATAGGAGAGATTGGTTTGAGCGACTGTCCAACGCCAAACGAGAGACGTATAGGATGCGTACCAACATGAGCGCCAATGCCGCTAGAAGTTGGACTCACCAGAGGAATCGCTAATGGAATACACCATCCCCGTAAATGGCTGGAAATTAGGCGTAGATAATGTACAGCCAGACGTTGCTGTATCTGATGGTGCGTTACGGGGCGCGGTAAATGTAGATGTTTACGATTCTGGCAACATCAAGCGACGGCGGGGTTATACGCGGGTGGTGTCTGTGCCGAACACCCATAGTCTTTGGTCTGACCCCGGTATTTCTGGTGGGTATTATTTTTCAGATGGCGCGATTTATTATTTGGCCCCCGATTTGGTAAGCACTCAAATAGTAAACGGACTGCCTATAACCAGTGAGATAGCCTTTATTAGAGTAAACTCCGACGTTTTTTGGTCGAACGGAATAAATACCGGAAAAATAATCAACAAGGTTAACTATCCGTGGGGTGTCGAAACGCCCGCCAATAAACCGTCGCTAAGTGCGATTTCGGGGTCGCTGCCACCCGGCACGTATCAGGTTTCGATTACGTTTTTGCTATCTACCGGAGAAGAAGGGGCGTCAACTACCCCAGTGCCCATAAATCTGCCAGTGACCGGGGGCATTAGATTATCTGGGGTTCCGACCCCAATATCGCCATTGATTACCAGCGTTGCTGTATATCTGACGGCTCAAAACGGGGATGTTCTGTATTTGTCCACGATTGCCCCCGCCGGAACAACGAGCATTGATGTGGTCACTACTCCGCAGCCCAAGCGAGTGCTGCGCACACAGAACTTGTCACCAATGCCTCCGGGGGGTGTGCTCGCGCATAGAAACGGAGTTGTATTTTCTGCTTCGGGCAACGTTGTATGGTATTCAGAGCCTATGAGATACGGGCTCTGCGATAGAACCAAAAATTTCTATGTTTACCCTTCGAACGTTTCGGTTATGATGGCGGTCCCCGATGGGTTGTACATCGTGGCCGACAAGACGTATTTTCTGACGAATCCGGGTACGCCAGATGTAGAACAAAAAATCGTTTTGCCGTTCGGTGCAGCGAAAGGCACAGGAGTTTATTTGCCCAACGGAACACAAGTAGCCTGGTTCTCTCATAGAGGCCAGGTTTTGGCGTCTGAAGGTGATGCAAAAGTAATAACCGAAGAGCGTTTTTCACCTGCTATAATCAGCAAAGGCGCAGCGTTGGTGCGCGAATGGCAGGGGTTGAGGCAAATAATCACTGTCCCAACTCAAATATCTGGCGATAGTCAGCTAAAATCTACAGGAGTATGAAAATGAGCGATGGAAATTGCTTTAGTACCCCCGCTGGGTTTCGCGGCATGTACTCGTTCGAGCATGTCAGAAATGGTGAAATAATTGATACCTGGAGCCAGCCTAACCTCATACCGACGGAGGGCCTCAACTACATTCTGGATTTGCTTTTTCAAGCTGGCACGTCTAAACAGCTAGGGTGGTATATGGGGTTAGGGACTGGCGGCCATACTCCGGCGGCCACCGATACTGCGGCTAACTTACCGACGCTGGTCGTGGAAACTTCAGCTTACACCGGCACCAGGCCATCTGTCGTAATGTTGTCGGCGTCTGGAGGTGCGGCTACCAATTCGGCGAGTAAAGCTACATTTACTTTCACCAGTGCTGTGACTCTGACCAATGCGTTTGTAGTATCTACTGCCACCGGCACTACTGGTGTGGCGTTGTCGTCTTTGGCTATTTCTCCATCAAAAGTGATGGCGTCTGGCGACCAATTGATTGTGACATTTAGCTTCTCGGCCACAAGTGTCTAATGTTAGGATAATCCTCGAAAGCGGGGGTGATAAATGGGAGAAATTCGCCCCCATCGCCATGTGGCACGCGAAGAAAGCTCGTGCGGATGGTCATACACATGGGTACATGCGAACTATTGTCCTTGACGGACTTTCGTTGCGCGTTGTTTTGGATGATTTTGGTGGGGACAAGGTATTTATTTCGCCGCAGCCGTGCTGGGCTATAAAGTACAACGGATTCGTAGACACTTTTCGCGCGTGGGGTACTTATCCAATGGGTATTTCACAGCGTGCGATGGAATATCAGGAAGATATAGAAAATCTTCCGAGAATGCGTAATGGTGTGTGGATCGAA